TCGGCAATCTTTAGAATTACTGGCACATGTTATTTTTGGCAGTTCTCCTTCTTTGATGGAGATGATGCAGGTGTAGTATATACCGACCCCGTTGATTTCTCAGTAGATAATAGGTCTAAACCAACATTCTCACACCATAAACTTACTTGTTTTGAGTATGCCGATGGCGTTAATAATGTCAGTGGTTATGATCTTACTGACCTTGACATGTATTATGCAAAACTTGGTAATGCATATAATCAGGCATCAGGTAGAATTATTGACCAAAAATATCCTGCCAACCCACAAGGATTTGAGAAGCAAAGACCTGAATGGGAAATTGTTGGTGCTTTTGCGTCTGACCCACTAGAAGTTAGTGCCATTGTATCTGGTTCGGGTGGAACTCCTACGAGTGTAGTTACTGTAACCACGGCAACCGATCATGAATTGCAAGCAGGAACTCCAATAAAAATTAAAGGAGTTGTTCCCGACGATTATAACATTTCAACGAAAGTTCAGAGTGTTTCTACAGATAATCCAAAAGTATTCACATATTTACTTCCAGATTTTAGAAAGAATCTAGAGACACCTGGTAATACATCAAGTGCCACTGTAACGATTGAAACTGATACTGTAACTGGTGCATCACCATACATCTTTAATATCTCTCTGCGTTCTGTTTTTGGCATGAACGGAATGAAAGCCGATGGTGCTAAGGCATCCGGATTCCGTTCAATGGTTGTGGCTCAATTCACTGGAGTCAGTCTTCAAAAAGATGATCGTGCCTTTGTAAAATATAACAAGTCAAATAGAACATATGAAGGTATTGGTGTTGGTAAAGTAACTGGATCCGCATTATCTACACAATCATCATCCACTAATGCCAGCACTGTTTACCATTTAGATTCAGGTGCCGTCTATAGAAAAGACTGGGAGACAGCACATATTTCGATGGTAAATGATGCAATCCTCCAGATTGTTTCTGTCTTTGCTATCGGATTTAACCAACACTTCTTTGCCGATACTGGTGGTGATGCATCTATCACTAACTCAAACTCAAACTTTGGACAGTTAGCTCTCATATCCGCAGGATTTAAGAAAGATGCATTTGCAAAAGATAACAAAGGATTCATCACTAATATCATTGCTCCTAGAGCAATTACGAGTTTAGAGGAGAATATTGACTGGCAAACAATTGACGTTGGTGTCACAACTTCTGTTGCAAATAACAAAAGACTATATCTCTTTGGTTTCACAGAAGCAGACATCAAACCATCAATTCTCACTCAAGGTTTTAGGGTTGGTGCAAAAGTAGGAGATGTATTAAGTGTAGACTTCAGTGCTGTTACAGGTTATGGCATAAGTGAAGCAAGTATTTTGATGAGTGATGAGGAAACAAGTAGTGTTAAAGAATATAGAGTAATATCAGGTCCAACATCAAATGAGTTTACCATTGGTGCTCATAATTTATCAACTGGTGAGAAAATTATCATTAAGAGTGATGATGCCGACTTACCAGAAAACCTTACTCCAGAAAGAACTTACTATGTAATTGATAGTGGGGATAATAATAAAATTAAAGTTGCATCTTCATATGCAGCATCTATTAACGGAACTCCAATTACCGTTTATGGTGGAACAAACCTTGTAATTTTGAGTAGAGTATCTGATAAAGATGCAGGAGATATTGGTCATCCAGTTCAGTATGACTCTACAGAAGGTCAATGGTATATTAATACCAATGCAGGCAGTGACATTTATAATGCTCTGACTCAAGTTGGCGTTCAGACTAATAATGGTTTAGATTCAAGAACAGAAGTTTCATTCTTAAAGAGAATATCAGATACTAGAAGTCTTGACGAAAAGATTTACAAACTTAGAGTAGTAATTCCAAAAGAGATTTCTAATGGAAAGAATCCAGAAAGTGGATTTATTCTTCAAGAATCTAGCACAACTGGATTAAGAACTGATGCCGATGCATCTCTCTCATCTATTACAATAAATGATTATGATTTCAACAAAAATTCAAGATTCATTGGTAGTTGCACATTCTCTGGTGGAACAGTAACTGTTAGATCCGAATTACCACACAACGTATCTGTTGGTGATGTAATTATTACCAAGAATATACAAGATACATCCAATACTGTTGGCACTGCTAATAGTGGATACAACGGAACATTTACCGTTGTATCAATTCCTAATGATATGGAGTTCACCTATGAAACAGGTGCCTCTCTTGGACCTGCATTGACGAATGATTTAACTAATAGAACAACATCTCTGCCGAGATATGAGGTAAATGATTTACAGAATAAACTTTTCATCTATAGAAATGAAATTATTACTGACTATATTCAAGATGTTCAGGACGGAATTTATCATCTGTATGCACTAAATGCAAACCTCAATGTTCCGACTGAATTTACAAATTACGAATATAATCAAAATGTTGTTGATCTCTATCCTCAGTTAGATAGAGATAATGTCAATGATAATCCACAATCTGCCAAGTCATTTGCACTGAGAGAACCACTTGGGGAAGTTCAAACTAATGATCTCAAGAAGAGTATCACAAAAGAATCTACTGACTCGTTCAATAAGAAGTTCAGAAAGCATCTAGAAGTATCTACCGAGTCGGATTTGAGTGTTGTTGCAGGTATTGCCACACTAACATTCACTAGAAATCATGGTTTATCAGGAATTGTGACTCATGAGGGTGCAATTACTGGTGGTTCTGGTCATACAAATGGAACACACTATAACGTAAAACTCTTTAATGAGGTTGGACTATCCAGTTGGAATGGTGCCACTGCCATCGTCGGTGTATCTGGTGGTGCTGTTGTCAGCATGGATATTCAATCACCTGGTTCTGGTTATCTATCTGGTGCCACATTATTCTTTGACACCTTAGTAATTGGTGGATCTGCTGATGCAACAATCACCATTGCTCAAAGAGGATTATCTGCTAGTGGTCTTTCTACAACTGATGGTGCCGTTGTTCAGGTTACTGGTATCGGAACAACTGCATTTGGTCTTTATAGAACTTCTGGTATTCCTGCCAAAGATAAAGTTTCTATTGCAAAAACAGCAGGAGACCCTGAAAGTATTCCTGGGCAATATGTTTATATTGTTGCTCCAACAGGAAAAGTTTCATCCAATTCATATAACTCTACCACAGGAGTTCAACAATTTAACTGCTCCACTCCTCACGGATTAGTTGCAGGAAGTAGGTTTAGAGTTCTTGATAGTGGCAATAATAATCTTGGAGATTATCTGGTTAAGTCTAGAGTTGGTGTCAATACATTTACTGCCACCACCAATTCAAGTCTATCGGCACAATATGTTCTCAAGCATGGCATGTCATCAAATGATGGCATATCCGATCCGACTGAAGAGAACATTGATGCTCGTGGCGTCTCTCTATTTGATGCCGAGTCTCTAACACTTGGTGGATTCAATGGCGATACTAAGTTACAAGTAGCTTCACCTTATTCTGGTATTGCAACCACTAAGAGATTCCCTCTCGGTTCATATCTTCAGGTTGATGAAGAGATTATGAGAGTCGTAACTGATACCATCACCGGCACTGGTAGCAATGAAATAACTGTAGCACGAGGAGCATTAGGAACAGGAATCTCTACTCATGATTCTGGTTCTTTACTGAATAAAGTAGATCCAATCGCGATTGAATTCCGCAGACCATCCATCATTCGTGCATCCGGTCATACATTTGAATATCTTGGATATGGTCCAGGAAACTACTCAACGGGTCTTCCACAAGTTCAGGACAGAACACTCACAGAGACCGAAGAATTCCTCTCTCAGGCGCAGGAAAGAAGGGGTGGTATTGTTGTTTATACAGGTATGAATAACAAGGGTGATTTTTATATCGGAAATAGAAGAACATCATCTTCAACAGGCGAAGAAAAAACTTATGACATTCCAGTCTCAACAGTTACTGGCGAAGATCCATCCAGTCTCAGTGTAGTTTTTGATGAAGTTATCGTCAAAAATAATCTTGTAGTTGAAGGTGGAGATTCGGGTCAGATTCTCTCACAATTTGATGGTCCGGTCACCTTTAATGAAGAAGTTACCTTTAAAGATAATTTAACGGCAAAAGGTCCAGTCAAGATTGCAAATGGCACACAATCAACAACTAAAACTAATGGAGCACTTATCGTTGATGGTGGTACTGGTATTGGTAAAAACTTGAATGTTGGCGGAGACTTGAATGTTGATGGCAATACAAGTTTTGATAATAATATCACTGGTGCAGGTGCTACTTTCGGTAATATTCAGATTGCAATTACCAATGACAATACGATTGATACAAGCACGGGTGATTTAATTCTCAATTCTGCTTCTGGTGAAGTTGAAATTAATGACAACCTAGATTTGAACGGAACATTAAATGTTTCTTCAACATCAATATTTGCAGGACAGGCAGAATTTAATACTGGTCTTGTTCCAGATGGTGGTGCCGATAGTGCTTATCTTGGCACTGCTGCTCTACCTTGGTCAGAAGCACACATTGGTGAAATTAGAATTGCTAATGATAGTGGTAATGGAAAAATTGATACTGCATCCGGCAATTTAACTCTTGATTCTGCTGGTGGAACTGTTAATATTACCGACAATCTGGATGTTGATGGCACTCTGAATGTTGATGGCACATCACAATTTGATGGTAATGTCAATATGAGTAGCAATCTAACGGTTGCTAGTATTCTTGATGTTAATGGCAGAGCAGATATTGATAATGTCAGAATTGATGGAAACACAGTTAGTACTACTAGTAGTAAATTAATTCTTGATTCTACTTCCGGCGAAGTTGAAATTAATGACAACTTAGATTTGAACGGAACATTAAATGTTTCTTAAACATCAACATTAGGTGGTAACACTGCCATCACCGGAACATTAACAGTCACTGATGACATCACTGCATTCTTCTCATCTGATGAAAGATTGAAGTTAAATATCACTCCTATTGAAAATCCTCTTGCCAAGGTTCGTTCAATCAGTGGTAATACATTCACCTGGATTGAGGGTGGTGTTCATGAAGGTGAAGATACGGGTGTTATCGCACAAGAAATTGCTGCTCTTGGACTTCCTGGACTTACTGTTACTAGGGAAACTGGTTATATGGCAGTCAAATATGACAAACTCACTGCACTACTTATTGAAGCAGTTAAGGAATTATCAACTAAGGTTGAAATTCTAGAGCAAAAATTATCAGATAAATAACTCCATGGAGATGCACAAGTAGATGGCAAATTATAGAAAGTCTTTTAATTTTCGTAATGGTGTTCAGGTTGATAACGACAACTTTATTGTAGATGCAAATGGACTGGTCGGAATTGGCACCTCTATTCCTTCCGAGTTTCTTGATGTAAGAGGAACTGCAAAAATTAGTGGTATTGTATCAACTGCGGACTTATTTGTCACTGAAGACGTATTTGTATCAGGTGCCTCAACATTAACAGTGTTAGATGCAACCAGTCTTAATGCAACTGGTGTTGTAACAGCACAACAATTTATTGGTGATGGTAGTTTATTATCTGGTGTTGTTGCGATTGCAGTAACTGGATGGACTATTACCACCGCAGGCATTTCTACATTAACAAATGTTGGATTAGGCACAACTAATCCCGCAACTTTATTGCAAGTCGGTGATGATCCAACATCGGCAACTTATGGTGTTGGTATTGATTCAACCGGACAAGGAAACTTCACAGGTATTGTAACTGCTGGTTCATTTCAATCCACTGGTATCATAACTGGTTCAAGCATACTTGCATCTGGACTCTCCACATTCTTCTCCAGCGTTCAAATAACAAATGATTTAAATGTTGGTGATGCTATAACTGCCACTAGTTTTGTTGGGGATTTAACCGGAGAAATTAATGCCGCAAAATTTGATACAAACTCTACAGGTATTGTTGTATCCGGTATTGCAACCTTTACTGATGATGCACAAATTACTGCCGGTGGATTAACTGTTACTGGTGTCACGACTTCAACAAGTTTTGACGGCAATATTACTGGTAATGTAACAGGAAATGTTGTAGGTGATATAACTGGTGATGTAACCGGAGATTTATCTGGTAATGTAAATAGTGGAATTTCTACTTTTACTGTACTTAAAGTTGGTACAGCAGTTACAATGTCTGCCGGTATTATTACTGCAACGAGTTTTGTTGGTAATGTAACAGGAGATGTTACTGGAGATATTACAGGTGATGTGACTGGTAATGTCACAGGATATCTGAGTGGTGTTGCACAGACAGCAGGATTTGCATCAACTTCATTCGGACTTGATGGCACACCTGCTATTACGGTAGGAAATATTGTTGGTTCATCCGCAACTGTAACAGCACTGGTTGTTGATAATAAACTCGGTATTGGTTCTGATACTCCTGCCTCTGATATTGAAATCAGAAAGACGACAAATGCAGCAATAGATGTTATTACATCCAGCAATACTTCTAGAATCAGTGTCGGACAATCTGTTGGAACAGGTAATAGTAGTGGTGTTTTAAGTTTCAACTCCGGAACACTGAGTCTCTCCAACTACGATTTTGGTGGAGTTAATATCAATCTTCATTCTGGATCTGGTGCCGGAACAACAGAAAGTTTCAAGGTTAGATATGAGGATAATACTAAATTTGAGACCACATATGATGGCAAGGTAGGTGTTAATCGTCATGGTATTACATTAACACGAGAACTGGAAGTCGGTGGAAATACATTCATAAGTGGTTATGGACAGGTTGCAGGTATTCTTACCGTAGGACAAGGTGCTAATCAACTCACTCTGGGTGATGGTAGTGCTCTACCAATTTCTAGTAGTGCTGTTATTAGTGTAACCAGTGGTATTTCGACCTTCAATGATCTTCTCGTTAGTCGCAATTTCCAAGTTGGAAATGGCATCGGAACATTCTTAGGAGATACTTTTGTTGGTGGAAAGTTAGGAATTGGCACAGATAGTGTTGATGGATTCCCACCCGCAGGTGCTTTTGAGTCTGCAATTTTTGGAGATTCTTATGCCTTTGGAAAAATTATTTCTGCAACACAACTTGGAATTGCCACCAGTGCTGATGGTTCATTCATATCTGATCCAAGAACAATTCCATCTGCATTAGGACAAACTGTTCCCGATTTTGCAAATGGAAGTTTCCAAACGCAAAATAGTTTCGTCATGTTTGGTGGAAGTGGATTATTTGTTCCCACTGCTCCGATTATTGCGGCAGGATATGGAGCAACTAATCAAGGACTAGTTCCCACTGATGCAGGCGATAAAAAATATTTGACTAGAATCGGAATCAATACTTACTTTGCAAGATCTGTTCTTGATGTTGGTATGGCAAGCACCACGATGAACAGTTATGTTGTTATGCCTTCACTTAATAATGAAGAATTAGACATCGTTGCTAACCTCTGGTCCTCAAATGCTGGTGGTAATCAGAATGTAAATCCAGTTCAATCTGGATTTGGAACAGCAATTGCCAAGAAACTTCTTGCACCTGATGGTGTTCCTGGTGGTTCAGTTGTTTATAACAATGAATCCAGAAGACTTAACGTCAGCACAGGTGGCACAGTATTCTGTGGTGTTGCAACATTAACACAGAATCAATCTGGATATGATTCACTTGCAATTCCCACATTCAATACTACTAAGAGAAACTTAATGAGTGGTTATGGCAACCTTCCCAAAGGTGCAATCATGTATAACACAACCACAAACAAACTTAACTTCTGGAATGGTTCTGCATGGGAGGCAGTAACAAGTTCAACGTAATAACTTGACAGAATCATGAAAACCCTATAGACTACCTTTGTCCGGGTTGAAGAGGAAGCTTTAAGACACTATAGAAACCGGTTGTAAAACTGTCACACCACCTCCTAATCGGGGTGGTTTTCTGCTATAATATATTCATACCAAACAGGACAGCACTTGGTCACCCTTCGCCCACACCAGAAGAAAGCACTGAATGAGATGCTGGCATATGACAAGGGTCAGGTCATCATCCCTACTGGTGGTGGCAAGACTATGTGTATGATACATGATATTATTGAGAATCAAAAGTATATTGATAATGGTTCTACTATTGTTGTTGTAGCACCTCGCATTCTTCTGGCAGAACAACTCTGCAAAGAGTTTCTTGAGGTAATTGATACTACTCACACTCATGTGATGCAGGTTCATAGTGGTGATGTTGAGTTCTTCAGTAGCACCAAACCAGAGCAGATTCACTTGTTTGCTAATACTGCACGGACTGCTGGTGAGAATGTCATCATCTTCACCACATATCACTCACTACATCGTCTTGTAGAGGCAGACATTGAAGTGAATACAATTTACTTTGATGAAGCACATAACTCTGTTCAACGTAATTTCTTTCCTGCAACTGAGTTCTTCAGTAATGATTCTGATCGTTGCTATTTCTTCACTGCGACTCCTAAGCACTCGTTGTCTGTATTCAAACCAGGAATGAATGATCCTGAGGTTTATGGTCAGGTCATCTGCAACATTCCTGCACCTCAACTTGTCAAAGAAGGTTATATCCTTCCTCCTAAAGTTGTGGTTCAGCAACTGCCTCAGGGAGATTTCAAGCAATCTGATGAGAAGAATCTGCTTGATACTATTGATGCAAACTCACTCAATAAGATTCTAATTGCAGCACGTTCTACCAAGCAGATTCTGCGTATGGTAAGTCAATCTGACTTCTGTCAGCAACTACATGAGCGTGGATACAACTGGATGTATATTACATCTAAGACCGGTGCAATCATCAATGGTAAGAAAGTTTCCCGTGAGGAATTCTTCAAGACTTTGAATACCTGGGGTCAGGAT